CGGCTGAGGATAAGCCGCTGGGCGCTGGCGGCATCAAGGCCTTGCAGGCCGAGCGTGATGCTCGGGAGGCTGCCGAGAGGCGGGCGAAGGAACTGCAAGCCCAGCTCGATGCCGGCGGCGTGACCCCGCAGTTGCAGCAGCAGCTCACCGAGATGCAAGCCCGGCTCGATGCCGAGATCACTGCCCGCACTGCGGCGGAGGCCGCGAAGGTCGCCGCCGAGCTCACACAGCTGCGCACCGATCGGGCCGTGGTCAAAGGTCTTTCCACTGACGCGGCGAAGAAGCTCGCCGCATCGTTGACCGGGGAGACCGAGGAGTCGATCGACGCCGAGATTGACGACTGGCTTCCGCACCTCAAGGTCGGGCCGGGCGTACCTGCGCCGAACCCGCAACAGGGCATCCCTTCTGGTTCACGCGGCGGATCGCTGTCCGCGGGTCGTGAACGGTTCGCGCAATCCCGTAAGTAACCCCCGCAGGCGGGCCGCCTGCACAACCACCTTGAAAGGGGTGACACCATGACCCAGCTCGCACCGCGTTCTGAGTCTTTCGGTGCAGGCGACCAGTCGTGGCTCGGCTCGCGCTCGGGCACCGACACCGCCAAGACGGTCACGCTCAACATCTCCGCGTGGTCGGCCAAGATCAGCACCGGCCGGATCAAGTCCGGCGAGCCCTACGCCCTGGTCGATGGCCTGGCCGTTCCTTACAACAAGGACGCCACCGTCCCCGCGGGTGAAGGCAGTACCGCGCCCGGGCCCGCGGCCACCCTCGCCGGCTTCATCTTGACCGACCAGTCGGTCACGGCCGGCGCCGGGAACCTCACCGCACCGGCCATCTGGACCGGTCGGATCCTGTTGTCCAAGCTGCCGTCTCCGGTCCTCGCTAACGCGGTGACCAGCGGCCTGTTCGTGCTGGAGGCCTGACCATGGCGAAACTGTGGACCGAACTGATCTCGCCGGCCGAGCTCACCGGGTTCTCCCGCGCAGCTCAGGAGGACGTCGAGCGCCGCAAGGGCACGCTGGCTCGCTGGCTGCCCAACACCGAAGTCCCCGACGTGGTGGTTCGCACCATTGTCGGTGTCGACGGCAATGGGGAGCTGGCGCAGTACCGCAGCTTCGACGCCGAGACCCCGATCGGGTCCGGCGGCAAGGGCGAACGCAAGGTGTTCGAACTGCTGCCGCTGGGCCTCAAGGAGCGGGTCTCGGAGTACGACCAGCTGCGGATGCGCGGCGGCGACGCTGCCGCGCTGACGCTCGGTGGGGTCGAGAAGGCCGCACTGAGGGTCGTCAACGCGGTCGTGGACCGTCTCGAGATCGCCCGCGGTCAGGCGCTGGAGACCGGTGCCCTGGACATCGACGAGAACGGTGTCAGTCAGGCACCGAGCTTCGGCCGGCCCAACGACAACACCGTCACCGCGGCGGTGCTGTGGAACGCGTCCTCGGGGACGCCGAAGCCGATCGATGACCTGATCGCCTGGTGCGACTACTACGCATCGGTCAACCAGGGTCAGGCGCCGGCGGCGATCGTCACCTCCCGCAAGGCCGTGGCTGCGCTGCAGCGTTCCGCGGAGATCCGTGCCCTGGTCGCGACCACCGCGGGGACCCCGTCGATCGTGTCGATGGATGCGCTCAACGCGGTCCTGGCGGGGTTCGGCCTGCCGCCGATCTACATCTACGACCGCAAGATCCGCGGTCAGGCGGTGGTGTCGGTCAACAAGCTGTTCCTGTTGCCGGCACCGGTGGAACCCAACGGTTCCAACGAGCTCGGGGCCACCTTCTACGGGCAGACGCTGGAGGCATCCGAACCGGAGTACGCCATCGGCGCCGCCGAGCAGGCCGGCCTTGTGGTCGGAGCGTGGAAGACCCGCGACCCGATCGGTGTGTGGGTGCACTCCAACGCCATCGCGATGCCGGTGCTGGTGAATCCGGTCGCGTCGATGGTCGCCACTGTGGTGTCGTGATGCGGATTCGTAGCGACCTCTTCGGGGTTGTCTACGCCCATCTCGGAGACGGGGTCGTTCGCCTCACGGCGGGCGACCCCGTCCCGGAAGGGGCACAGGTCGGGGAACACCTGGCTGACGCGGACTCCCCGGCGGATGCGGGCCTTGCGGCGGGTGACCCCGTCCCGGAAGGGGCACAAGTCGGTGACGACCTGACTTCCGCTGATTCCCAGGATGATTCGGGAAGGGAGGGTGACGATGCAGGTTCTGGCCACCGCCGGCGACGTGTCCGAACGCCTCGGCAGACAACCGACGGCTGACGAAGCGGGCCAGCTCCTGGGGCTGATCAAAGAGGCATCGGCCGCGGCGATCGCCTTCCTCGGCTGCACACCCGATCCGATCCCCGACGAAGTCGCGATCGTGGTGTCGCGCATGGTCGCCCGCACACTGTCCTCGGATGCACCCGTGGGTGAGGAAAGCAATCAGCAGACCATGGGCCCGTTCGGCACCTCCCGCCGATTCACCGCTGAGGCGTCCTCGGGTGGGGTGTGGCTGACCCGGCAGGACAAGAACACGTTGCGTCCTCACGGCTGCCGTGGCCGCGTCCAGAACGTAGCCACCGCGTGAGCGACTTCCCTTTGCCCTTCACCTGCCAGCACGAGGCGTACAAGCCGGGTGGGTTAGTTAACGGTCGCGGCAATACCAAGCCCGGCTGGGAAGACCCGGTGCCCGTTGCGTGTGTGTGGTGGTCGCCGGAAACGCAGGACGCGTCAACGGAACCCGCATCGGCACCGACTGGTGGAGATCTGGCGACGCTGGATCTGGTGCTGGTGGTGGACTCGTCGGTCCCGGTTGATCACCGGGACAAGTTCACTATTGAGGGAAAGACGTTCGAGGTCATCGGGCTACCCAAGGACTTCAATCACGGACCGTTCGGACTCTCTCCCGATCGTCATGTCATCGAATTGAAGTGGGTGGGCTGATGGACATCAAGTTCAACGCTGCGGGGTTCCAAGAGCTGCTGACCTCCGCAGGGGCTGAGTCCCTGTTGGATGAGCACGCTGAGCAGGTCACCGAGCGTGCCAACGCCGTCCCCTCGACCACCTCGCCGGCGGCCACCGAGCCGTACTACAAGGCCTACGAGGCCAGCGACGCCAATCGTGCTCGCCGCCGCATCGTCACCGTCGGCCAGCGCGCTATTCAGCACGAGGCCATCACGAATGCGCTGCAGCGAAGCATCTGATGGTCGACCTGGTCGTCTTCCCTGACACCACCGAGCTGGGTCGCCGGATCCTGCTGCAGGAGCTCGCGCCGCGCGGGTACGCCGATGTCCCGGTCGGGGAGAAGGTTCCCTCGCCCTTGCCGAAGCGGTTCATCCGCTTCTACACCTTGCCTGGCAGGGAGATCTGCCGGCGCACCCAGTGGGTCCAGACCATCACCCAGGTGTACGGCGACGACGAGATGTGGTGCCAACGGTTGGCGGGGGTATGCGGGGCGATCCTGCGTGCTGCACCGGACATCGTCGTCGACGGTGAGCAACTGGTCAGTGAGCCATGCGAGATGCACGGTCCGTTCCCGACGCAAGACCCTGAACTGCCCAGTTTCGAGCGGTTTCAGGTGAACAACACCTGGACAGTCCAGTCCAGCGTGATCCCGTAACACACAAGCCAAGGTGACCCCGTTCAGCAACCGCTGCACGGGTTTTCGTTGTGCGCCCCCGATGGCGCGAAATCCCTGCATGGAGGAATGAACAATGGCGCACACCAACGTCAAGAACACCTTCGTCGGTGTCCCCAAGGTCAACGGCGGCATCTGGCGAGTCCCGAGCGGAATCGCTCTGCCCACCACCGCCTACGCCCCCCGTCCCAGCGGATGCATCCGCCTCGGTGGGGTCTCCGACGAGGGCTACACCTACTCCTCGGAGCGGCAGACCGATAAGAAGAAGGACTGGAACGGCGACAAGGTGCGGTCGGTGCAGACCAGCAAGGACGACACCCTGGAGATCACGTTCATCGAGTTCCTCAACCCCGCGGTGATGGCCCTGGCCCACGGTGAGGCCAACGTGACCGTGTCCCCGGCCACCGCCGAGCATGGCACCCACATCGCGACCCGCAGTGTCGCCGACCAGCTCGATCACGGCGCGTTCATCATCGACACGTTCGACGGCAAGGTGAAGCGGCGCCGTGTGGTCTACGACGCTCAGGCGGACAAGATCGACCCGGTGGCTGAGAAGCCAGGCGACTGGTCGGTGCAGAAGATCACGTTCGATCTGTTCCCGAACTCGCAGGGCTCCACCAACGACACCTACACCGAGCTCGACGACAAGCTGTCGCCCTCGAGCTGGACGGTCACCCTGACCGACGTCACCGGCGGCACCTTCCTGCCGGCGGTCAACGGCACCCCGGTCGCGTCGGGCCTGCCGAACAACGTGGCCGCTAGCGCGTTCCAGTCGGCGTTGACGACCCTGCTCGGCGCCGGCAAGGCCACCGTGACGGGTTCGGCCGGCGGCCCCTACGCCGTCGCGCTGCTCGACGGCGGAGTGCTGACCGCCGACGGATCCCTGCTCACCGGTTCCGGTGCCGCGGTGACGGTCGAGCCCGCCTGACACGCCGGGCCGCCGCCCTGATCGTCTCCCCGCGCCGTAGCAACACCTTGGCGCGGCGCGGGGAGACCCCCATCTCAAAGCCAAGGTGAGCCAAGGTGAATATGCAATGTCTGACAACACATTCGACGTAGTTCCCATGCCTGAGAGCACGTTCAACGTGATCGGCGGCGCCCCGCAGGACCCCGAGGTAGGTGCCGCCGACGCACCGGACACCGCCGGGACCACAGGCGAAGACGCACCCAGCGCACCGGTTGAGCCGAAGCCCGGGCCGCCCGGCGCACCTGACTACGACTGGGCGCCGCACTACGACACCGACGACCTCTACACCCACACCTTCGCCGACGGGACCGTCGTCGTCATCAAGTCTTTCGGAACGATCTACTCCAAGACGTTCCTGTACAAGGCCCGGAACCTGCCCACCGACACCGACATCGAGTTCGCGGCGATCGACCGTGCCTCCTGCCCGGCTGCTCGTGAGGTTCTGGGAGCCCTCGACGACACCGTCGGGGACCCGCTCGACGAACTGTGGAAGGCGTGGGTCGCCGCCGGCACGGCCCACGGTGAGGGAGACCCCGGTCTCACACCGGGAAAATCCTCTGGCTAGTCCGCCAAGCAACTGGGGACTTAGCCGACGCCCTGCACCGCGATCTGCTCACTGACAACAAGGAATTCGACGATCTGGGGTGGCGCGGCCTGTGGTCCTAC